ATTCATGCCCTCATAGCAACCGTCTATAGTCGCTTTTAGCGTAACGGTTGCATTTTCGATCCGGTTCAACTCCGTGAACGTGATAAATGCACCGTTAGGATAAAACGTCAGCGTTGTGCCTATGTCGGCAGATATTAAGTGCTGATTGATAGTCGCTAAATTCTGCTCAATCGCATTAAACTTGCTTACATCCCAAAAGCCTGCATAAGATGACAAGTCAGACCCCATATCTATTATGTCGTACTGACCGAACATGGATTCTGACTCGTCATGCAGGTAATTAAGATTATTCTTAATGCGGTTGAAATCCGTTATGTTAAAGGTGTCTGTTGACACCCAATCTGTTTTAGGTGTTGTCCATGCCATTTAGATAACTCCATAAGTTCTGAATTGCCTTGATGACGTTGCATTTACAGTTGAAATTCCATAAGTAGGTGGATTGATAGCATCGTTGCAATAGCAAACACTTCCTTTTGAATATAATGATGAATACAGATAGGTTGGTGTTCTTGCCCATTGCCGAACTGATGTAAATGTTAACGGATTTTCAAAGTATTCAAACTGATTCTGATTTTGTTCATAAGTTTCCGAAATATCTATTCCTGATGCTTCTTTATACGATATAAGAGCAAAATATGCCGTTTCATAAGTATGTGTTTCATATCCATACTCTATATAATGGCTCTTAAATAAACTCTGTGTGCTACTTGGTAATGCCCCCTTAAACCCTGTAGTAGAATTGAGATATGTGCTTACATATGTAAAGTCAGGTGCAGTATTCTGATAATCTAAAGCACCTTTCATAATAGGGTCTTTTGTGACAACTACAAATGCACATTCTTGTGATGTGCCACTTAAAGTTTTACCGCCTTTATTTGCAAGTACAAGCGTAATTGTTTGTGCTTGTACGCTTTCAAATAAATCAGTAGCAGATATATCCGATAGTGCCACCTGTCTTTCATCACCTACATTCCAATAATCATGTAAGTCAATCTCCCCTGCATAATGTTTATTAAGCAAAGTGGCAATCTCTGCATCTGTAGCATTTGCCCAAGTAGGGATAGATGAATAGTCAGCCGTAACGGATATATATTTTGTCGTTGCGTTGTAGTTTGTACTCGATGCAACGGATACCGTTACAGTTGCCGTACCATCTGTCTTATTAACATTGCTTATGGTTATCGTGTTACCACTAATGGATGCGGTAGCAATCGACGTTGCAGACGAACTAACCGAAAGCGCACCTGTCGCATTACTTGCCGTAACTGTCTGCGTCAGGTGGTCATTATCAAGCGTAACAGACGTTGACGACAATGATACGTTGCCGTTTGCCTTGCCAATACTCCACCCGATTGTCTTATCTGTTACAGTACCGTCTGCCCATTCATATTTATTCGGTTTAATTAAGTGTAATGTCGCCGTATATGAACCTGCATTAGTTCCTGTTATACCCGTAACTTCAACTACGGTAGGGTCATAAGAACTTACAGTTGCCGTTTGTTCTGAACCGTTATAGACAAGACTTGATGTTATCGTAGGCGGTATTACTTCCTGCTTTTCTACCGCAGGTGCTACAACTTTTCGTGCTTTCATACTGCCTGACCATGCACCGTTAAACTCTAACGTGTTCTGATAGTTTTTAACAGGTACAATTTCGCCCGTTTTAAGTTCAAGTTTAAGCAGGTCATCCGCATCAATCCTTGGGTCGCCACGCCAATTAAATTCGTATTCAACATCACCCAAGAAGTAATCAGATAACCACTTTTCAATCGTCTTGGCGTGTTCTGCATCCGATATTAACGGGTTACTCCAAGTCTTTTCTACGCCTGTATTGCTATGAGTCGCCGTGTATCGCTGTTCGTCTACAGAATATTCGTATCCCTGAATAGCTATCTTAACGTCCGTAGACGATACATTTGACAATGCAATCGTTATTGCATACGCACTCGACTTAACAATGCTTATATTTGCCGTACCCTCTGTTACGCTTGCTGTAAAGCCATAGGACGGGTTGTTAAATGTAAACGTATACTCTGTGCTTTCAGCGTTCTTAATTTCGCTTGTAACAAGGTCTTTGATGCTTTCTGCGCTATCCTTGTAATTAAACATAGATACGCTGATAGACTTAATGCGTTCCTGCCTTGTCGCTGTCGGGCTATCATAGAACATATTGCGGTACAACGTGTAATCGGTCGGACTACCAAACCATATTTGGTCTATGGTAATACGGCTGTTCGGTGCGCCCTTGGTGAACTCTATTTCCATTGTGTCAAACTCGGCAAATCCGGCTTCAGTGGTAAAGAGTATATCAGGGTCAGTTACCGTAATCGTTTCAACGCCGATATTGTTAAAATATGTCCTGATAACAAATTCCTGCGGTGCTACATTCCTGAATTTGATATTCATAGACGGCGCAGAATAGTCTGTGCCTATTGTCATCGTGATGACAGGATTTGTCGGAAATACGCCGTTTGAATTGCATACCGCACTACTTGTATACCCAACTTTGGTTAAATCAACCTGACTTCCCTTGAATAACATCTTGTTGTCATTCAATTTAGTGAAGTCTTTAGAATATATCGCATATGATGTTTTAGCATCTTCTGATACTAAATTCGCTACGTTAGAATAATCTGTCTGTCCATTACAAGTAAGCGTGAAATCCTTAATGTCAGGGATATACTCGCTTTCTATGTAAATCATGCCGTCACGACTTTCACGTAACGAACATCTGCCTGCGTTTGCGATAATCTGTAATGCCTGTGTATAGTCCACGGCAGGCATCGGGTTATATACAATTACATCTTCAAGTGATGTGTCAATCCTGTATCGTTCAACGCCTGCATCTGCGAATATATCTTCGGCAAGGTCAAATAAAGATATTCCTTGCGGATAATACTTGCCACCGTAATATGTTCCTGATACATAGTCAAATACGTCTGTGGCGGTAAACGTAGCGTCACGGTCAGTGGCTTGCCACGTCTTTAAGTGCGTAACTGTTTCCGGCAACCATTCGATAACACCGTCATCCAAAGTATCATATCCAAACTGTACCTTTACTTCCTGTCCTACCTCAAAGAACGCAAGTACAGAATTGGGGTTGTCAGGATTGTAGTATTGGTCATAGTTTTCGACCGTAACACTTATATCCGTACTCGGCAGACTATCTGCAAGCGGTGATACATATGTTGTTTCTCTGTAAGACAGCGTATTTTCGTTAGTAAATACGTTTGAAACGCCTAATGAAATGCTGTATATACGAAGCCTTGTGTCGCCACCAAGCATTAACGTAGGCGTTATTGTAAACGAATCTACGCCATGCAAGCCTAATTCTGTAGTAAAATATCGGCTATCATTTCCCGTAAACGGGATGCTGTCGCCACCACCTGAAATAGTGAAATCTATCGGGTAATTTTCGCCAAAATCAATAGTAAAGCCTACTAAATCGTAACTTTCGCCGTTTCCAAAATCGAACTTAATGCCACCAAGCAGGCTGTTGCTGACAATTCCATTAACATAGAATGTCGCACCGCTACTCTGTGCAGGAAGAAAGTACATATTCCCGTTGACTTTTGAAAAGTTCTGCTCACAAGTAGCATAAACCTGCGTTACGGTCTGACCATGCAGAATTGAATCTGACGAAAAATAAGCAACTGACGAATCGCTTGCCGTTTCAAGGTTTTCCTGCGCTTCGCTGTTAACGATACCAAGCGTAACCCGAATGTATCCACGATTACGCCCTATGCTTTTCATTGATTCAACGTATTCGTTAGATACTTTCTGCATATCATCACCAACCGCAATCAATCAGGTTGACCGATAATACTTCAACCTTGGATATCTCATGTGTATCTTTATCAACAAATAAGGGTTTAAGCGTTCTGTCGCCGGGGTACATCTGAATTGTTGTAGGCTGTCCTGTCCGGCAATCTTCAAACGTTACATTCACGAAGAAATTGTCAAATAATTGTAAAATACGTTGACATTCTTCAACAGGTAGCCCTACCCATTGCAACTGATCCAACTTAATCAGGTCACGTCCTACTTTCTGACCTACCATTGATCCGTTAAGATTACGTCCTGCATCAACTGTAGTCTGTATAACGTATTGAAAACCATATCTCGGTGAGGGTAAATCATAACCGTTTACATTCAAAAAACTTGACATTGCCATAGTTTTCACCATAAAAAAAGACCACGCTAATGCGTAGTCTAAAAATCAAGATGTTGTACCCCCACTTCTACTTACTACAATAATAAGTAGAAATGGGGTGCATTGTCAACTTATTAGGCAAATGAGTAGCCGTTTCTTGCCTTACGTGAATCGTATGCCGTAACAATTTCACGACCGTCAATAGAAATCTTGCTGCCCTGCCTTACTGCGCTAATGAGTTCTTCAAGCAACTGCTCTTCACGATTATTGCTTTCAGAATTTGCCCGAACAATCGCCTGATAGGTTGCCTGGGCGATACCGTCTGTAATCTGCTGATTATTAGCAACGGCTGTACGCCCCTTGAAACTACCGACCAACTCATTGTGATTAGCAAAGAACAAGCCGTCCTCGGGGAAACCACCCGTAGCATATCCTGCACGTTTAAGCAGGTCATCCCACCATTCATCCTTGCTCTTTACACCACTTGTTTTTGTCGATGTTTTAGAACTCGATTTAGTGGTCGTAGTCCTTGAACTGCTTGATATGCTTACGGCAGATGAAACGTTATCTACTACGTTTCCAACGGTATCTTTGATGTTATTCCAAGCACTTTCAGCCGTTTCCTTGACCTTATCAAACGCTTTACTTGCGCCCTCTTTGATGTTTGACCAAGTATCAGACAGTTTGTCCTTAATGTTGCTAAATGCGCTTGCAACCTTTTCAGATGCGTCTTTTGCCCACGATCCTAAATCGGTCTTAAACTTGCCCCAAAACGTAGAAGCGTTTTCGTGTATTTCGTCCCACTTCTTTTTGATGTTGTCTTTCAGGGTAGTTATGGTAGCAACGACGGTATCCCATTTCTCGGATGCCCATTCACCAATTTTCTTTTTCCATTCGCCAAGAAATTCAGCAAAATCACGCTTGTAATCTTCCCATTTCTCCTGAATCTTGCCTTTCAGTTCGGACATTGCATCGGTAATAGCATCCCATTTCTCACTTGCCCATTCACCGATTTTTTCACGCCAATGCTGTTTGAACTCGTCAAAATCCGCTTTCATCTTCTGCCAACGGTCGTATATCTCGCCCTTAATGTAGTCCATTGTAGACGTGATTTCTTCCCATTTAGATGATGCCCATTCAGTAATCGACTCTCGCCAATTATTTATATGGTCTGCAAAGTGTTCCTGCATTTCGTGCCAACGATCTTTGATATAATCTCTGACTTCGGCTACCTTGTTGGTTATTTCATCCCACTTTTCGGTTGACCATTGTACGATGCGGTTATGCCATTCACCGATATGATCTGTGAAGTTCTGTTGCATTTCGTGCCATTTGGTCTGAATATTACTCCGTATCTCTTCGAGTTTATTTGTAATATCTTCCCATTTGGTAGATGCCCACTCTACTATCTGACCTGCCCATGTCTGAATATGAGTAGAGAAATTCTGTTTAATCTCTTCCCACTTCATTTGGATATTGGCTCTGACTTCCTCGATTTTATTGGTTATCTCTTCCCACTTGGTAGATGCCCATTCGGTAATTTTCTGCCCCCATTCACTTACGAAAGTAGAAAATCCCTCTTTAAGTGCTGTCCACTTTTCACCAAGCGTTGTTTTGAGATTTTCCCAATGCTCACCAATTCCCTCGGCAAAACCTCTGAATTTTTCACCGATTCCCTCAAAGAATCCTGTTACACCGGGAACGACGGTATTATTCCACCAAGCACATATATCATCCCAATGTTCATGTATAGCAAGTACGCCCTCGGCAACGGCAAATACAATAGCACCGACAACTGCTACAACCGTAGCAGGCGCACCAAGTAATACCGCACCAACTCCTGCGATTGCAATACCAAGACCCATAAGCAATGAGTTTACAACGGTCATTCCGTCCTGCCATTGTTTCACAAACTCCACGATTGCAAGTGTGCTACCGCCTAAAACTCCACCGATACCACCAAGTGTTTTTAATAACGCACCTGCCTTACTCTCTGTTTCAGCGAAGAACTGTAATTCCATAGGTAGCAAGCCGTTTGACTTTGCTACTGAATCGGCTACTCGTCCGTTTGCATCAGCGAACAAGCCTTTAGATTTAGATGCTTTCTCGGCACTTCCTGTTATTCGGTCAAACAAGGTGACTTCTTCGCCCATATCCTTGTTACCGCCAAACAGTTTGGTAAGGATATCTCCCATAAGTCCTTTACCACCTGTGGCTTTAGATATGAAGCTATATAGTTTCCCACCACCTACTACCGCAAGGATAGCGGTTACGATGCCTGTTTCTAATGGTGCAGATAAGGCTGAACCAAGCCAAGCTGATATCAAACCACCAAGTACGTCACCTATGGCAGACAATACTTCTTTGATGATTTTGCCCCATTCGATACCTTTGAGGAAATTACCGATTGCTTGCCCAACTTCAAACCATTTGATCTCTTTAAGTGCGCCATGTATCAGTTCAAAGAAACCACTTGCGATATTTGATACCGCTTTGCCAAGTGATTTCCAATCAAGAGTTTCAAATATCTTGTTAACAAGACCACCTAAACGCTTGCCAAGATTCTTGAAATCAATCTTATCGAACGCTTCATTAAAGGCATTTGTGATACCGTTGATTATCTGTGAAGCGTCAACAATTCTGCCCTCACCAAAATCGAAGATAGCATTGATTACATCGTTTATATCCTTTGCATTTTCAAGTGCGGTCGCAAGTTTCTGAAAATCGGTAGCAAGATTCTGGAAATAATGCCCATTAACAAACTTAATTACTACATCAGCAAGTTTATCAAGTGCTTTAAGTAAGGTATTACCGATTACCTCACCGATTCGTTCAAGTGCATCAAATATCTTCGCAAGTTCATCCCGGAGTTTTCCCCAATCAATGCCAGATACAAGTTTTGATGCAATATCAAACAGTTTCGGTAAAAACTCTTCTACGATGTATGTAAATGCAGGCTGTAAGAATATCTCCTGCCAATCATCAAAGATGCCAAGTACATCATCAGCAACGTTCCTTACCGATGTAAGTAAGCCAAGCATTGACTCCAAGATGGGATTGAAGTTTAACTCTCCTGCCCACTTTGCCCATGATGCGGTCATCTTCTCTACGTGTTCTGACACTTTGAGAATAATATCACGGACAGTTTCAAGGATTCTCTTGCCCTTGTCAGCTTCATCCCACGCAAGTCTAAACTGACGTGCAAGATTACCGACAAACTCAAAGATATTACCAACAGACTTAAAGATATTCTCAAATATCTTTTCGGTTTTATCCTGCGCCCATACTTCTGCCCAATCGGATGCAATCGACTTAAAGAGTTTGCCTAACTCTCCTGTCATATACTTCCATTTTTCTATGACTTCATCACCGACAGCATCCCACGCTTCGCCAATGGGCTTCCATACCTTTTTAGCCCATTCAACAATCTTGTCAGCAATTTCCTGTGCCTTGTTTTCAAGTTTCTTAAACGCTTCATCCCACGCTTTCTGATACTCTGATATTGCATCTATAAATGCCTGATCGAGTAAACTGTCAGCCGTAAGATCATCAACCGTAAGTGCATCGGAATTATCGTTTAAGATATTCAGTTCATCAATGCCAAGCAGGTTGTTTTTGAGTTTCTTTGCTTCATCAGCTGCGTCCTCTAACGCATCACCTGTACCCTCTGCATCGTCAAGTACGTCTGAAAGTGCGTCAGATGCCCCTGCACCGCCTTTTGGTAACATTTCCGATAAATCTATACCAAAGACGTTCATAAGCGTCTGCATAAGTCTCTGCAAAGCTATTACGAGGGCATTGATATAGGGCAATACTTTCTTCAAGATAGGCAAGAAAAGTGAACCAAACATCGTTGCTAACTTATGCAGATTAGCGGTCAGCATACGAATCTGGTTAGCCGGGGTATCAAGTGTATCGGCAAGGTCACCCCAAGCATACTTGGACGCATCAAGGATCATTATTGTACGCAATAATGCCTTATCAGCCTGCGAAAGTTCTTTGACGGTGGCATTGATGCCAAGTTCAAGCAACTTTTCCTGCATTGCCGATGCACGAATGTTGATACCAAACTTATCAACGGCTCGTGACATTCCGACAAGACCTGATGCCATATTCTGCCATACGTCCTCAAAGTCCATATTCTTGACAGATGCAAGGTCAGCACCTATCTCTGTCAGAACATTTGAAAGCATAACAGCCTTATCAGATGCGACACCCATAGATGACGCTATCTGTGCAAATGTAGTCTGATAGTTCAGCGTAGTATTAGGATCAAGACCAAGGTTAGCACCTTTGGTCATTGTTAACTGACCGCCGGATATATCAAATCCCGACATTTTGCGTGTCAGCGTTGTTGCCGTGTCTGTAAAAGATTTATAGTAAGCCTGTGCAGATTCCTCACCTGCATCAGACAGAGTTGACGTAGCTTTCTTTGCTATTGCTTCAAATGAAGATGAAAAGTAGTTGACAGTTTCAAGGTAGTCAAACGAACTCTTCACGGATGACCATAATTTGCCCATTACCCTTGCAAGCAGCCAGAACTTAACGTATAAAGTACCTACTGTCTGTGCAAACTTTGAAGCAGTCTTTTCTGCACGTTCTGAATGTGTGGCAAATGTCTTTAACTTGCCAACACAACTCTGTAGACCACTTGCAAGCGTCTTTGCCCCAGATGCAAAAGCCTTAAACGGACTCGTAACAAGGAACTTGAACGCTCTTTTCGCTGTCTCGGCAAACTTCTTTAATGCTTCGTCAGCATATCCCACACTTATCTTGATACGTGCATTAGCGGTCTGCATAGACTTTGCCTGATTGACATAGCCTTTAGCACCGCTTACAAACTCCGCAAGTGCCTGCGTCATTGACAATACGTCTTGACGGATTTCAGGTGTCTCATTAAGGGTTATAAGCAACTCTCTAAATGCGTCAGTAAGTCTCGGCAGATTCTCAATAGCCTGTGATACACCTTTACGACCTAACTGACTCATTGCGTTGGTGAACTCGGTAACTTTGCTTGCGTTCTCGGACAATACGGATATGTTGCCCATAGATTGACCAAGTTTATCAAGTGATGATGCGGTTGCTTCAATACCTGCATGGTCAATAGTGGATAACTGTCCAAGATTCTTTACAAGCCTTGTAAAATCAGCCGTACCAATACCACTATTCTTGAAATTGACCATAGCGGTAGAAAGTTCGGTTACACCTGCTGAAAACTTTGATAAGCCACTACTCTGTGCGCCTAAATTATTAAGTGATCCTGCAAGGCTGTTAAGATGCTTTTCAAGTGTGTTAAGCGCATTATTGGCACTTCTCGCATCCGATGTGATTTTTATATTTAACGAATCAATGTTATGGTCTGCCATTTTTTATACCCTTATACGAAAAAAGAGGGGTGACGATGTTACTCGTCACCCCTTGTATTCCCTGCCTGCTTTGATATCTCAAAGTTAGCTTGCATTAAGCGAAGCATACCGAACAACGCTTCTGTTTTCTTGCGTTTTTCTTCTTCGCTCATACCGCCGTCAGATTCACCATGGTTATCCGTGGTTTGATTGTCATATAACTTATACGGCTCTGACGGATATTCAGTTGCCTTTGCACCCTTTTTCTTGAACATATTGCCCACAGTGGACGCAAGTGCATCTCGGACATATACGCCTTGCAGGTACGCAAAGACATTTTGTTCTTCTTTTTTCAGTTTGTATCCTGCCTTATACGCTTCGATCACGGCAGGTGTCATATCCCAAAACTCTTCCCAAGTGATGCCCATTGCATATGCGTATGGAAACCACTCTTTCGTGTATAATTCACGCAGGGTTTTGTATTTTTGCCTTACTTCTTTGTTTTGCTCGGCGTTTCCTCGCTCGTCGCAGGATTGCTGTTCGTTCTGCTCGACAGAGCCTGAAAAAAACCGCTTGATTCCATTGCATCAGAAATCGTCTGAATGATCTCTTCAAGATTTCCACCTGCAATTATGTGCGCTTCAATCTCTTTACCAACGAACTCTAAATCCTTTCCGGCGCAGATTGAAAAATATGCCCTGACCATAGACATAGGCTTTGTTCCAAAATCGGATAACTGTACGCCCATATCTTCAAGGTCGCAGATTACGTTGTAACTAAATTCTTTTGCGGGGTATGTAACCCCATTAACGGTAAATGTTTTCATGGTTACTTTTTCCTTTCTGTTTTGACGATTAGGGGCAAGTCTTTCAACTCGCCCCCTGCGTCAAGATGTTATGTGCGGTCGTAGTTGGAGGTCTACGGATAAAGGTAAATTAAACCGAACCCGATGCGGTAGGCTCGATACCTGCTGACATACCCTTGTAATCTTCAAGGATGAATGTCATTTCAACGGTCATAAGTTCGTTCTGCGACATATCAGGCTGCGGTATGTGCTTCGGTGCCTGTACGATTGCATAGAAGCCATCAGACAAGAACGGTGACCAAACCTCTGTCCAAAGTTTCTGTGAACCCGAAAGTCCGTTATATGCGGTAATCATAGCTTCAAGCTGTGAAATAACCTCGGTCGAGATATTGAACGTGACAGGGAAAGTACCACCTGTATCCTGTCTACCTGCAATATACTTGGAGATTTCATCTTCAAGTGCAGACGCATCTATCTGCTCTGTATCGAGTGCGATACCACCAATAGAGTTGCATCTTTCAAGCCAAGTGAATGAACTCGGCTTCGTTGTACCTGTGCCGATTCCCCAACCGAACTTAACGCCCAGAGTGGAAACGCCTGCTGTGCCAACTGCCATTTTTCTGTCCTCTCTTTCTTTTTTTATAGTGCTAATGTCTCATTCGCACCGATTACACGGTTAAACCTTGCTGTAAACCGCCATAGCGATTCACTTTTTGTTGGCATTTCTTCAACACCGTAGGTCAAGGCATAACCTAAACGTATGAAAATGTCACCTGCATCATTCATAATGCTGTAGGCTTCGTCATAAGACTTGTTGGAGTACGCATCGACTTGAAAGGTTGAATTAACACCGTTCTGCGTATCTCTCATAAGATCATTACCGATTTGTGGCGCACCGATTTGACGCATAGACAAACAAGGCAAATGGGTATCTATCAATTCGTGGTCGCTTTGAGCATAAAAAAGGTCAGCCCATTTCGGAACTGACACCCCTCTACCGTCTACTATTTCAAGGTCATCCATAGCATACTTGACTATGGTGAAAACCTTTTCAAAAACCTCGTTAGATAACACCTGCATATACCTCTTTTGCTATTTCGATTATCTTTGTTCGCATTTCAACACCTGCCGTATACATTGGCATTGTAGCTTTTGTACCATACGAATGATGCCATCTGCCATCCTCGCCTTGATACGCCCATCCTTTATCATTGTAAGCGTGAGTTTGACCAGGATATGTACCAATACCATAACCAAACTGACCTGCTAATGGGTGATTAGTACCTTTGTTAAAATGGATACCTGAACCGAACTCGATAAACAACGCTTGCTCACTACTAAACTGTAATGTGCATCCTGACACGATGCCATCACTATCCGTTATAATGTCCAACGAGCCTATAGGCTTATCGTGGTCAAGTGACGGAAATGATTTGACTATCTGTTGCGTTGCTATCTTGTATCCGGCTTCGGCTAACCTTTGCACGAATAACTCATTTGCTCGTTCTATGCTGTGGTTGTATTGATGCAACTCTCTCGCAAGCTGCCTTAAACCCTCTGCTGAAAACTCTGCTGTTATAGTTCTTCGTGCTTTAGTTCTGCCCATTATTTAACCCTTTTGGCAAGTACATAGCGGTCATATATGAGCGAAGATGTTTTCTTTACAACGTGATAATCACAAGTTGTCTCGTCAGCGTATCCGTCTTTAAGTTTCGGCTCTGATGTGTGCCATATGATGCTTGTTTCCGTGATATCAAACAATCCTTTAGGAGTTGTCAAAATTGCACTATATCCGCTTACATCTATGCCATATTCTACGGATTCGGCATTTCTACCGCCCATATTTATGCTTGCTTCAAACTCAACAGGCTGTGAGAAGTGAGCAGGTACAACCTTTTCTATCGGTCGTTCTCTGCCATTGACCAAAACGTATTTAACGTTGCCGTCCTCGTCCGTCTGATATTCAGTTGACTTTTCGTACCAATTCGCATAATAAAACTTCTGCTTATTTGCTTGTGGTAATCGAACGTGTCTGATTCTTCTCATGCAAACATATCCACAAATGGTAATACGTCAGCCATTATCCTCGCTCTGCTCTGGAATTGTCTTGAAATGCCTGATTCAGTATGTGAGTTTTCAAACTCCATCCCCTCTTTATTGAAGTCATAAATGACCAACTTGATAAGGACTTTTTCATACTTCTTTAGGTCGCTTTCAATCTGTTCTTCCGTCCATGCTGTAGGATAATGTCTGACATTGATAACCGACTCTTTTGCATCGGAAAGCAATTCATTCAGATAAACGTCACACTCTGCATCGTCAAACACGATTGAATTGTTATCTGTATGATATTGTCCAAGTCGTATTTTGATCTTCTGCAAGATTGTGTATTCATCTTTCATTTCTTGTTTCCCTTATTGTTAGACCTCTTTGCGGTAGTTTCGGGTTTCGGTTCAACGGCTTTTTTTGTTACCACCGAAGCAGGCAACGTGGGAGTTACCTCGTCACCTGCTCCGTACCATTTACCGTTGACTTTAACCATGTGGTCATAAGTCATAACTTTACCTCGCTATCTGCTTATGCAGACGGTGTTGATCCGGCATCAACATTGATGCAAACTACGCTGTCCATGCCCTGATAGGTAGGAAGTCCGATCTCGGATACAACACAATGAGTGTTGATAGGATGGTTTGTACTGTAGGTATATACAGCAATACCTGTATCAACGATAGAAAGTGTACCGTCTGTAAGGCTACCACTTCTCTCTTCGGGAGTAGTGCCGTATACAAACTCACCAAGATATACGCCTGCGCTCTGGCAAGAAACATACCCTGTAGGAATGAACTTCTTTGTATCGCCATTCTCGTCAACGTATACCTTATCGTATACTTCGATCTCAATGCCTTTGCCTGCAAGGTAACGTACAACATCCTCGTCATTCATACGAATACCGTTCTGATATGCAAGGATGCCAAGTACCTGCTTCTTGGTATCTTCGGCTTCAAGTACCTCTGCCCAAGTTTCCTGATTCATGGTGAATCTTGTAAGGCTGTACCCGGTTGCGTTTGCAAAATTCTTCTTGATCTCGATCAGATCAGCAAGGGGAGTTGCGCTCGCACTGTTCTTCCACTGTGAATCGCCCTTGATCTCAACAAAGTTCGACTTCTTGTACTCAACCGCCGATGCAGCACTCATATACTCGATATCAAATGCTTCATCGTTGATAACAACGTGAATCTTCGGTACACCATCAGCAGGTGCAAGCAACTGCCAAATCATTCTCTCGGGAACGACTCTCGCACCACGAATAAGATCAAGAGGTTTCTTAACGATATTCTGGAGAATATCTGCGCCACGGTCTGCACTTAATGAAGAGAACGTAGCAAAATCCTGTTCCTCTTTCTCTGTGAACATGATTGATTCACGGAAGAATGGCATGGAGTTCTCGATTGTCGAGAATCCGATACCGTCACGAAGTTCTGCCTGTGCATCAAAGGCAGATGCCTTAAGGCTTACAGGTAACTGATTCTTGCCCTTGATAAATGCAAGGTCAAGACCATCCTGCTTACGGATGCCAAACTTGGTACGTCCAAGATAAGGCGGTTCGCCAAGTGATGCCTGA